GTGAAAGATCTTGCTGGAGAAGGCTGTTAACTTCTTCATCGGTCAGTCTCCGATTCCAACCTTCTGGTATAGACAGCTCAAGTCGTCGATCAAACGGGACACGGATGTGATTAGGGTCGATAACGTGACCCACACCAATAGTCCACAGACGAGCAGGACAGCGGTAAGGAGCATGACGTACCCCCTCGTGATGCCTGAGCATGTCGATCAAGACCTTCATTTCTTACTGAAAGCCTGACTACCAAACCAGAAGCTGATAACCGACGCCCAGATGATCTGAGTGTCAGCATCCCACAGAGTAGCGATCACTTCTGCGAACGGGGTACCGAGCTTCCATGCATACGCAGCGCCGAAGATATTGATGAAGCACAGCAGGGCGAACATGCCGTACGTGATCGCAGGACGGACCATTGCCCGAGCGTTGATGACCCAAGTGCTTGCACCTTGCCCGATAGCAATGTCGTGCGCGTAGAGGGCTTGCTTTTCTTGTAGTGCGGCTTGCGCCATCGAGACATCGGCATTGATCTGAAGCTGATCCGTCCGAATCTCTTCTATCTTGGCTTGGGCCTCAAATCCAGCCTTGCGCAGCTCAAGCTCCCGCTCAATCTGCATCCGGGCCAGCGCAATCTCATGGGCCTTGTCTGCACGGTCTTGGAAGAACCCCAGCAGCTTAGGTAAGCCGCCAGCGAGGAACGAGAGCAGGGTAGTCAGTAGTGTGATCATGCTTTGTCTCGGCTGGTTGAGATGGTGTCTTCGCCCTTGGTCACCGTCACGCGCCCGTCTGTGACATCGACCTTCATGGACGGCTCTTTCCGGTCAAGCTTGTCGAGGCGCTCGATCAATGACTTGATGACCTCAAACTCAGGCTTCTCCTGTTTTGGATTAGCCCCGGCAATCCCGTTCAACATGGCAATCAGCGCAGTCAGCGCAGCCGATACAAGACCAATCACGGCGGCAATCTTGGACTCCTCAAGCATCAGACTTGCACCTACGCCCACTACAACGATAAGCGTGATGTAGAAGAGACCGTGCTTGCCAATTGCTTTGCCAGCGACTTCCTTAGCCGAGGACTCTGCCTCCAGCCGCTGAAGCTCGGCATTGGCTTGCGCCTTTAACATCCGGATCTCGTTTCTCACGGCGGACCCCATATCTAGTTAATATATACAGCTTTAGAAAGACAAAGTTTATTGTAGTCGTTTGTACCTACAAACCCCATGTAGTCGATACGTCCGAACTGCGTGTCGTCTTTACCGTATATAGCGACCAGCTTGCCGCCAAGGGTCAAGTGCCCTTTTAAGTTATCTGGGCGATAATATTCGCCAAAAGTAAATCTATTGCGTATTTCCGTGGCTTGTCTAGAGGCGTCTTGAGTCAAATACTTGATATACACGTTACGTACGAACAATGGGCCAGTAATGTTCAAGCTGGATTGCCCCCCATACTTTAGCGGATCGCCGTAACTGCGCTTCTTAATATTTGCAACAACCGCGTTAATCACTTTTTCGTAGAATGGTTCGCGTCCACATGAATACAAATTCATGTTCTCAAAATATTTACCCGGCCTACTTAGAAACACGATGTTTTTGGTAGTAGGCTCAACTTTAACAACGGGAATGATGGACTGATCAAAGTACCATCCCCCATACTCATACAACAAGCAGTAGCGTAGTAAATCGGCGCGGAACGCATATGAGGCTAACGAGTTAAACGCCGTCAGAGTTTCTCGACCAAACTTCTTCAAGAATTCCTGTGCTTCCGGGTTCGTATAAAGCTGATAGTTACAGTCGCCGTATACGTCTAGGACAGCTTTTTTCTTAGCAGCGAAAACACCCGCACACTGCGTCAGGTTGATCTGAAGCTTATCCGGGTCGCACAGGAATATCTGAAAAAGGTTCATCCGTAGAAGACGGTAGCCGTAGCGTTACTAACGGTCGCGTACAGTCCGGTCGATACAAGAACGCCGTCTTCAGGGATTACGACCGAAAACGGGGTACCGTTCGCAAGTGTAGTGACCGACAGGATCGTGGCCCCACTAGCGCCGTCTTTGATGAGGACGGACCCGGCTGAACTGCCGGGCACAATCAGAGCGCCACGAAGTCGAGTCCTATTCCCGTAGACGGTCCCGGTAGCCGAGACATTCGCTGCTTTAACGTCAGTTTTCATGACTGGTTACCCGTGGGTTGTTGGGGTTGTTGGGGTTGGGGCTGGCGTTGTTCTTTAAGCTTGACAAAGAACTCAAGAAGCTTAGCCCAGCGTTCTTCGCTAATATGATCGGGACGTTGCATGATTAAATCCTTAAGAATGTGTGAAATTCTGTGCGGGGAATCGATTGAAGTTAACTGCTACTTGATTTACTTCATCATACCCGCCAACGGTGACCATTGGAGTAACAAAGTAATATGAAACAATAACCCCAAAACCCGGATAAACCATATCAGGCGCACGAACTAAAGTTAGCATATTCTGTATCGTGCCGTATAGATAAACAGAATCAGATGGAAAATCGTTAACTTCATCCCATACTTGCCAAGAACTTGTCGGGGCGGACAAACCGGTAAAGTCATTGGATAAATTAACAGATAAATTTTGTGCGATAAAAGCGAAATCCGCCCCAGCAGGGGTCGGAACTTTTATTTTCCAGACAGAGGTACTAGCACCATTATCCAAGTTAATAGCGATAGTCCCACCGACAGGTACTTCTGGGAGTGTTATAACAGTCCCGGCGGTCGGGCCACTAACAGTATAAAAACTATCTGAGTACCGATTATCCAAGCTAGCGTTAGGCCCGTATTCACCATATAGTGTCGCAAACGTATACCCACCGCCACCGCCACCTACAGGCGTCCAGACGCCGTTGACTAACTCTTGGAAGCCGTTTTGAGACCGAAACGGTCCTGATACCGTTGAAGTACCCATGATTACTCCGTGAAGGTAATTCGTTTCTTAAACACCGCTGGGTTGCCAGCGTATATACATCCGCCTTCGTACTCGCCCGCCGTCACGACAGACCCAGCCCCAATTACTGCGTGGTCACCAATCGTACATGGACCTAAAACTATCGACCCCGCCCCGATGAACACGCCTTTACCAATTGTGATGTCGTAGCCCGTTTCTAGAACATCATCTTTGCGCAGCTTACCTTTCTTGGTGATGTCATGTGTACCTGCGATTAACATACACCGCTGCCCAAGAAAGCTGTACTCGCCCATCGTAATACTGCCAGACGCTACATTCAGCACCGCTTCACCGTCGCAATCTACTGTTTCGTGGACATCGATCCGAGGATGATTGCGCCAATCTTTATCAAACCTGTTTTTCCTGTGATGATCTTGAACGCGCGGGTACTTCCACAAAAAATTAAATATCTCTACCATCATGTGCGCAAACTGCTCACGCATTGACGGCTTCCTGTTTGCGCTTCAGCGCCTTTTCGTAAATTGCATAAGCAGTGTCTACGATCAGGTTTTTCTTGCGTACTGGTACAGCATCCCCAACGACGGGATGCGAAAGCCGAGAATAATGTAGATTATCTTTGTTGTTGTACAAGAACATATGTCCGTCAGCGCCGGGCAACACTGTATATACCAGCCCAGCGTCGTTGTCTGTGCGGTACCGTGTGTACGGATGCTTGTGCAGGATCGGCATGATTGCCCGCGTGTACGGCACGGGGCCGGTGAGCCGGATCACGCCTAGCTTCCCGCTGAGTTCACGGTTTGCCGGGTCGTGGATATTACGCACCACGCGCTCGATGACTGCCTCTAGGAACGGATGCTTAGCGGCTGCGATCACGTGCCACTGCTGGAACTCACCGTGCTCCGGGGCATCCCCGTCAAACATACCTTTCGGCACATCTTCCCAGTGCGCGAGGATGTACTCACTATTTCCAGTGAGCTTGTTCAACGAGACTGATACCGAACTCTTAATGTCCAGATATACGCCGCCCACTGCGTAGATCAGCAGATACCGAAACAGATCCGATCTCGCCGCGCCATAGCTAGGATTAATCAGGTTGTACGTGTCCAACATCTCCTGACCGTAATGCTGCTTGATGAACTCCACGCAGTCATCGTCGGTATAGAAGTTGTGTGTCCACCCCGGATTACTAGCTACAAGCGAGGCGATGTTGTCTTCAATTTTCGGGTGTAACCCCGAGCGTTTGAAGAATGTCTGATGGATCTGTTTCGGGATCACAGGCTATCCTTAATAAGATTTACGGGGCGATAAGATACCCGCTTGTAATCATTCCAGTTACATTCAACATGAGCCGAATTTCGCCCCCGCCATAATCTCGAATACCAGCAACAACAAACTGAATGCAAAAATTATATGGGCTACTAACAGTCAACGGAAAATTGCTACCCAAATAAATAATCTGAATGCCCATCCCGCTATTGCCAAGATACAGCCCATCTACAATAGGGTCAGCTGTAGTAACTGGGCAACTAGCTACAAGGGGGTACGTACCCGATCCGGGTGGCTCTACACTACGATTATTAACGACGATAACAACCTCGCCGATTTCACCAGTGAACGGAATGGTCGTAGTTACATCGATATCGGCAACGATGACAGTAGGGCCGCCACCACCGCCACCAACGGGGGTCCAGACGCCGTTAACAAGTTCTTGGAAGCCGTTTTGTGACCGGAACGGACCGGATACCGTTGAAGTACCCATTTTGAAACCTCACATGCGAGTCACGTATCAGTCTGCATGTCGTCGCCGGGTCGTCTGATACGCTGGATTTGGATATCCCGGATGGCAGAGTTTTACCACGAGAACAGATAAAAAGAAAGGGGGCCAAAGCCCCCTTCCCTACACCCCGATCAGGCCGGGGTCGGCGCTGCACCAGCCGAGCCATAGATGCCCAGCGGATCCGAAACACCGAACGAATAACGCTCACGGGCCTTGTATCGAGCATTGCCGGTGTCGAAGTCTGCGTCCATACCCGTTTGCATCGGGGTACGAATGAAGTGCTTTAGACCGTTGGGCACGTCGGTGGTCAGGAACCACGCGTTGTTATCAGTCAAGAAGTGGTTAATCGTGTAACCCTCGGGAATCGACCCGTTGTTCTTCAGGGCGTTGATGTCGTTATCCGTCGTACCGACACGAAGCTCGGTCTCAAGAATACGAGTTGCAACGAACTGAAGCGACGGCGGGATGATCAGTTTCCGAGGCTTAGCAGCGATCAGCAGACCACGTTCGTCAGTCCACGCAGCGATCTGAATAACTGCATCTTCAAGCGCAGTCTCATTCAAATCCGTGGCAACGGCCGGGATGTTGCTGTTGACACCACCGCTCACCAGCGGGTGATTAGCCGAGAAGAGCGACTGACCGTCGCCGTACACCACAGCAGGATCAAAGCCATTGTTCAGAATCGCAGCGGCTTTAACTTGCTTGGTGTACGCCATCGCGCGGGCGAGCGCTTTGGTATAACGCGACGAGAGCGTGTCGTACAGGTTGTCCTCCATCGCCTCTTCGGTGAGGGAGAAGCCCATAGCGATCGTCTCGTGGTTGTACCGAGCGGTCCATGCCTCTTGTGCGTTGTCGTAAGCGATAGCAGCGCCCTCGCTCTTGACCGGCGCAGCCGAGAAGCCCGACAGCTTGGTTTCCTCTTCGAACGAACGCTCAGAGGTCTCGGTGGCAAAGATTTCTTTATGCTCTTCGCCGTACCGCTTGTACTCCATACCAAACAGGGCATTAAGTCCCGGGAGGAGTTCTTTCAGTAGTTGTGCGCGTGAAATAGCCATTTGTTAGAACTCCTTAGAGGAAGATACTGCCGGTCGAGCCGGGCCAGTAATACTCGTGACCGCCGCCCCAATCTTGACCGGATTCACCGTTATACACATAGCCCGGCATATTCCATTTGACGATCAGCTCACAGAAACCAGCCGAAGTGGCAGTCTCAGGAACAACATCGACAACACGGACCGGCATCACCGGCTGCTGAA